CGGGTCCCAGGGGGACCGGCGCGGGAAGAACAAAATAAGCGAACGAGAAAAAACGAAAAAACCGATTTTCGGCCCATCTCGGGCGATTCTGTATACAATCGCGCCTAGAAGGGACCAAACACGAAAGGGCCAGCTTGTCAAGGGAATTCTCAAGGGCGCTCTACCACTCGAAGGCGTGGCAGAAAGTCCGCGAAGCGTACATGAGGAAGCCGAAACGAACCCCAAACGGAACCTGTCCGCCCCTCATGTGCGAGCGCTGCTTCGAGGCGGGCCGGCTGAGGCCGGCGGAGATAGTCCACCACATCGTGTGGCTCACGCCGGACAACGTCGACGACCCGTCGGTGACGCTCGACGAGAGGAACCTCATGAGGGTGTGCCGCGACTGCCACGCCGAGATCCACTACCCGGACGAGTTCCGCCAGAGGGTCGCGTTCGACGAGAACGGGAGGGTGGTGCCGCTATGACCGAGGCCAAGACGCGGAGGACGCCCGCGTCCGCGAAGAAGGGCAAGAGGCGCAAGGCGACCGTCGAGGGGAAGCGCCGCAGCGGCGCCTACACCAAGAAGCTCAACGAGCTCAAGGACCTCGTCTCCTCGCTCGACGGCCTCCGCGCGAAGCTCGCCGGCGACATGCTCGCGTCCTACGTCCGCGTCTACGAGGACTACGAGGAGCTGAACGAGATGCTCGAGCGCGAGGGCCTGCTCATCGACGTCGAGCGCGGCGGCGAGAACAACCGCCGCGTGGAGAAGGTCAAGCACCCGGCCTTCGACATGCGCCGCAACTGCATCGCACAGATGAACGACACCGCGAACAAGATCTACCGATTCTGCAAGGACGACGAGGAGAAGAACCCTGAGCCGACGGAATTCGACACCTTCTAGGGGCTACGAGCCGCCCGAGCGGGACGGCTACGAGTGCGTGCGCTACATGGACTCCGTCCTCCGAGGCGAGACCGTCGCCTGCCAGAAGATAGTCAAGGTGTGCCGCATCATGCGCCCGCGCATAGAGGAGGGCTACAAGTGCTGGCACTACGACCCCGTCCGCGCCTGCCGCCCCGCGCGGTTCATGGAGATGTTCTGCTGCCAGCCGCAGGGCAAGGGCGGCAAGCGCATCGTGCTGGAGCCGTTCCAGCTCTTCTGGCAGGAGCTGGCGTTCGGGTTCGTCGACGGGAACGGCTTCAGGCAGTTCAACGAGGTTCTCAACGTCAGGGGAAGAAAGAACGGCAAGACCACCGAGCTCGCCGGGCTCCACGCCTACATGCTCACCAAGGACGGCGAGGCCGCGCCGCAGTGCTACAACGCGGCCACCTCGAAGCCACAGGCCTCGCTGCTCTACGGCGCCCTGCTCAACATGGTCAGGCGCTCGCCGGACCTATCCCGCGCCCTGCACAAGGGGATCGTCCCGGACCGCGACCAGGACGGGCTGCTCTGCCGCGCGAACGGCGGCTACTTCACCCCTCTCTCCTCGCAGACGCGCCACCAGGACGGCCTCAACGTCCACTTCGGCACCGTCGACGAGGCCGCGGCGATCACGAACCGCGACACGTTCGACCTGCTCTACCAGGCGATCTCCGCGCGGGACCAGCCCATGATCGTGGAGATCACCACCAACGGCTTCGAGCGCGACGGATTCTTCGACGAGAAGTACGACTACGCGGCCCGATGGCTTGACGGGAAGGTCGACGACGACCACTTCCTGCCGTTCATATACGAGCTGGACAGCCGAGAGGAATGGACCGACGAGGGGGCCTGGGCCAAGGCGAACCCAGGACTCGGCACCATCAAGAGCCTGGACTACCTCAAGGGCGCCTACGCCAAGGCCCGGCAGGACCCGTCGTTCCTCCCGACGTTCATGACGAAGGACATGGACCTGCCGGAGAACAAGGCGAGCGCCTGGCTGCGGTTCGACGAGGCCGTGAACCGCGAGACGTTCGACGTGTCCGAGATGGGGTTCCGCTACGGCGTCTTCGGCTACGACGCGTCGGACTCCGTCGACCTCACCGCCGCGAAGTGCCTCATGATGAGGCCGGGCGACGACCGAATCTACGAGCTCTCGATGTACTGGCTCCCGGAGGCGGCGCTCGAGCACGCCCGCAGGAGCGGCCTGCGCAAGAACCGAGACAACGTCCCGTATGACCTATGGGCGAACGCCGGGCTCATCCGCGTCGTGCCTGGGAACAAGGTCGACCACCGCGTCGTCTTCGACTGGATGGAGGAGGTCCGCGACGAGCTGGACGTCTACCCGTTCGCACTCGGCTACGACCCCTGGCACCTGACCGACGACACGTGGGTCGAGCGGGCGCGTTCGTTCGTGGGCAAGAACCGGCTCGAGCCCGTGCGCCAGGGCGCCAAGACCCTCTCGGCCCCCATGAAGCAGATCAGGGCAGACTTCGAGGCCGGCCGCATCCTGGACAACGACAACCCGATCAACCAGTGGTGCCGCATGAACGTGGGCGTGCAGCGCGACCGGAACGACAACATCCTGCCGACCAAGGCGAACGGCCCGAGCGGGCGCATCGACGGCTTCGCCTGCGAGCTCGCCGCCTACATAGCCATGCAGCGGCACATGGACGACTACCGGGCGAGCTGCTAGCCCATACCACAAGCGACGGCGGTTGTGCAGACCCCGATTTCGGTACCCCGAAATCGGGGTCTTTGACAAGGCGTCCTCCGGCGGTATGTTCTGGGCATGGGACTTCTAGCGAGCATACTTCGCCGCCCCCTAGACCGAACGGTCGCCTCCTCAACCAGCTACAAGTCGATAACCGAGTACGCTCCCGCGTTCAGCACGTACCGGGGCTCGCTCTACGAGCAGGCCCTGACGCGCGCCGCCGTGGAGCGCATCGCCGTCGCATGCTCGAAGCTGAAGCCGGAGGTCCAGGGCGCCGCGAAGCCCCGCATCAGGCGGGCAATCCACGACATGCCGAACGACTTCATGACATGGCCGCAGCTCATCTACAGGGTCGCGACCTGCCTCGAGGCCGACACCACCGCGTTCGTCGTCCCGTCATACGACGACGACATGAACAAGGTGGGGCTCTGGCCGCTCAAGGCGGAGGACGCCGAGGTCGTCGAGTACAGGGGCGACCCGTGGGTGCGCTTCTACCTCGCGAGCGGCGACGCGGCGGCGCTGCCGCTCTCCGACGTCTGCATCCTCACGCGCTTCCAGTACCGCAGCGACTTCTTCGGCGGCGGCAACGCCCCGCTCGACCCGACGCTCCGGCTCATCGACGCCCAGGACCAGGCCCAGGAGAACGCGATCAGGACCGGCGCGAACATCCGCTTCATCGGCAAGGTCACGTCGCTCCTGCGCCCGGAAGACCTCCAGAAGAAGCGCCAGGACTTCTCCGACCAGAACCTCTCGGCGGCCAACAAGACGGGCCTGATGGTCTACGACCAGAGCTTCGACGACGTCAGGCAGGTCGAACCCCAGAGCTACGTCATCTCGACCGACGAGATGGAGCGCATAGACCACAGCGTCCACACCTACTTCGGCGTGAACGACGACATCCTCACGAGCAACTACACGGAGGAGCAGTGGGGCGCGTTCTACGAGTCCGTGGTAGAGCCGATCGCGGTCCAGCTCGGCGAGGGCCTGACGAAGCTCCTCTACACGCCCGGCGAGATGGCCCGCGGAAACCGCATCTCCTTCTCCGCCAACCGACTCGAGTACGCCTCCAACGCCTCCAAGCGAAACATGATCCGCGACATGCTCGACCGAGGGGTCATGACGATCAACGAGGTCCGAGAGATCCTGCAGCTCCCGCCCGTGGAGGGCGGCGACATGCGCCCGACGCGCGGAGAGTACGCCCTCATCGACCCGCAGGGCCGCGTGGCCTACAAGTCGGGCGGCGACTCGGGCGACGACATGGTCAACACGCAGCAGCAGAGGAACGACTTCGACCTGGGCGGCGACGACCAGGAGTACAAGGACAACGACACCCGCGGAGACACGGAGATCGACAAGGACGAGTGAGGCAGCATGCCGTTCAAGCCAGGAACAAGGCAGTACCGCACGTTCGGCGAGTTCGGCGCCCCGACCGGCAAGGACGACCGCGCCGCGTACCGGGTGCGGGGATACGCCACGACGTTCGACGTCCCGTACGAGATGGGGCGTCTCGGCGACGGGACGCCCTACTACGAGTGCATCCGCTCGACGGCCCTCGACGGGGCCGACATGAGCGACGTCATCCTTCTGCTCAACCACGAGGGCGCGCCACTGGCGCGCCTGCGCAACGGGAGCCTGGAGCTCAGGCGCGACGCGCACGGCCTCGAGACGATCGCCACGCTCAACGGGTCGCAGGAGGCCCGCGAGCAGTACGAGGCCGTCGCCAACGGCCTCATCGACCGCATGAGCTGGGCCTTCACGGTAGCGGACGGCGGGTTCGAGTATGACAGCGACACACGCACGTCGTACATCAACCGAATCAGCAAGGTTTACGACGTGTCCATCGTCTCGCTCCCGGCGGACGAGGACACCGAGATAAGCGCGCGTTCCTACCTCGACGGAGTGATCGAGGCGGAGCTGCGGGAGTCGCAGCTGCGCGACAGGGAGATGCGCGAGCGAATGGCCCGCGCCCTCGAAATCTAGTATAGGAAGGGAAGCACATGGAATTCCAGAAGTGGACGGCCGAGCAGTACCGCTCCGCCGACACCGACGCCCTGTCCAAGCGACGGGACGAAATCAAGGCGGAGCTCCGCAACAAGGACTCCAAGTTCACGACCGACGAGCTCATGGAGGAGGTCGCCGCCCTCGAGGACGCAGAGCGCCGCGCCAAGGCCGCCGACGAGCTCGAGAAGCGCTCCGCGGCCGCGGCCCAGCAGCGCTCCGCAGCCGCCGCCGTCGCAGGCGGCGCCGGCACCGTCGTGACCGGCGCCCAGGCGCTCGAGTCCGCGAAGGCCGCGCAGACCGGGTTCTCCGTGACGCGCTCCGAGGACCCGTTCGACACGAACGCCTACCACGAGGCGTACTTCGACTACGTCATGCGCGGCAAGGCGTTCCCGGACGGCCTCGTCCAGCCTGACACGTACCCCGAGAACGTCCGAGCCGACGCGTTCGGAAAGACCACCGACACGCCCAACTTCATCCCGACCACGCTCGCCAACCAGATCATCTCCAAGATGAGCGAGTACGGCACCATCTGGCCCGAGGTGACGAAGATGAGCGTCCAGGGCGGCCTCGAGATCTCCGTCTGGGACTGGCTCCCCACCGCTAGCTGGGTCACCGAGGCCAAGGCGTCCGACGCCCAGAAGCCCACGGACGCGACGCGCATCTCGTTCCTGTACCACATGCTCGAGTGCAAGGTCGCCACGTCCATCATGGCGAACGCCGTGAGCCTGCAGGCGTTCGAGTCGCAGTATCCGGCAAAGTGCGCCGAGGCCATGGTGCGCGCCCTCGAGCAGGCCATCGTGAACGGCTCCGGCAGCGGCCAGCCGCTCGGCATCCTCAAGGAGACGCGCCTCACCGCCGACAACAAGGCGACGTTCGCCGAGGCCGACATCGCCACGTGGAAGGGCTGGGCGACCATCCTCAAGAAGGTCACCGCCCCGTACCGCGCCCGCGGCAAGTTCATCATGGCGCAGGGCACCTGGGACGCATACGTCGACGGCATGGTCGACAAGAACGGCCAGCCCGTCGCCCGCGTGAACTACGGACTCTCCGGAGCCCACAGCGAGCAGTACTCGCTCATGGGCAAGCCCGTGAAGATCGTCCCCGACGACATCCTGCCGGCGTACGA